GTTTAGGATATTTCCTAAATCACCAAATCTTGTAAAATCGGCTGACCCAGAACTAATGTCATCAACTACTAGTTGTCCTAGCGTATTAGAGCCAGTATTAGTTAAGAACTCCCAGTTAAATGTTAGAGTATCGAACTGTGTTACGTCTCCAAAAGAAGCTGATGGATTAAACGGGAAGGCATAAAGATGAGGCTGCAGTGCTCCATAGTTTTCAGTATCTAGCGAGTGTGCTGCTAATGCTTCATCTGGAATATAATCGAGCCAATATCTACAAGCATTAACCTTTATATCCGATGTCTCTAACACAGAACCGGTAAAGTTTGTTCTGTGTGCTCCAATATAAAATCTCTTGTTGTCGGTAACGAATGCTGCTGGAGGATTCGTTACAGTTCCAGAAACTGTGAACTGCTCTAGAATCTCTCCCGAATCGGTCTCAACGCCGTGAAGTTCAACAACGTAGTTTGTGTTAGTGCCGTCGACCAAACCTCTTAATGGATATTGTTCTGGTCTTATTCTAACTGAAAGGTTCCAAGTTGTGTTGTTATACACATCCTCATATAGGACAGACGATATTTCCGGCACGGATCCACCAGCAGTGCCGGTTAATACAAACTTAACATTTGTAGAATCCAACTCATCTCTAACGGCATAAACTTGGAAGTTTGATGCGTCAGATGCAGCCCACGTTGTATCAGATGCTGTGTTTACTGCTGTGTGGACGCCGAATAGTGATGCGCTTATAGTATTAGTATTAACATAAACAGTTGAAGATTTGTCCAACTTAAGGGGAAAGAGTATGTCTGCTTCCAATGTAGTAGCATACCCATCGGACAAACTTGTGCTAGACGTTACATAGCCAACAGAATTTGCATTTGAAGAATCAGCATAGTTGTATACTGTCGCAGATTTGTTCTCGGCAGTATTAAAGTTAGCAAACTTATCTGCGACGACGACGTTTCTTCTGTTGTTTCGCATTTCATACTGAACGTTGTCAGCATACATGTTAAGTTTTATAAGTTCGTCATCAATACCAAAGCAGCGAATCAAGTTTCTAAACGACTTTACTGTTCCCTTGGATTTGTAAATGTAGTTTAAGTTGTTGTAAATGTTCTGGTAGATAATGTTCTTTGTATCGTGTAAAGACTTTTCGTATACAAGATCTTCACTTCTATCGGCTAGTTTCTCAAGAACATCAGCATCTAAGAAGATCTCTGGTGCCACAAAACCGTATGAGGATAATAGTTTTTCAGCAAATGGTAGTGGCTTATCACTTCCGCTAAGGTATTGGATATTCTTAAGTTGGTTTAAGTTCTCGATCTGAAGATGTAATGTATCAAAATAACTGGAGATTATTTGTGTTAGATACTTAACATTCTTTGATCCCTCAATATCTTCCTCTGTAATCCATGAAGGAATCGAGTTGTATATGGACGCATTGTTATTAACATCGTGAGCCGATCCAGAGGATTCCAATCCCGAAGATAATGACACCACCTCTGGGTGGAAAGAATAAATGATAGGATCTTTGAACTCACTTATGGCTGCGTTTGAAAGAACAATCGCAGAGCCGGTGTTTCTAGAGTTAGTGGTGTAACCTGTCCAGGCGCCATTTGAGAAACGACCAGAGTAATCCAAAACTGAACTATCAGTTGCTGTAACTCCCGTGATTCCTTCGTTAAACTTAAAGTAAACTCCCAAGTCTACATTGGCAGACTCTTCTGTTGTTGTAAATGGAGTTGGATCGGTGTTGACTCCACCTCCAACTTGAGTAAACCAAAAGCGACCTATTTCCTTAGAAGAACGCTGCGTTTTCCAGTACCTAAGTTCGTCTACTGATCCAGATAACTTACCGGCGCCTACTGCTGCTGTTGAGCCGGAAGGCGAAGCAATAAGAGCACCAATGTATGCTCTCAGGCTTGAACTATCCGTATCATTAATGCCGGCAGTTCCAAGAGTGCTTTCGTTATTTAAATCTCCATCTACATAGAATCTTGTAGTTACGCCACTTGATGCTGATTTGGCTGTTACAGCATAATGGTGCCAGTTACTATCAGCAACCGATGCTGTTGTAAATGTAGATGCTGCAATAGATTGCTGGTAGAATCCTGTTGAGCCAGAGTAGATCGTAAGAAGAAATGGATCTAAACCATCTGCGGCTCCGGAGAGTTCTAATCTAAATCTAACATAATCAGCAGAAGATGAGTTTTCGCCATTCCAAAGATCGAAGAGAACTTCTTTTTCTGTGGAACTGGTTATAAAACTGGCTTTATTAAGCCAGAACTCTAAGGAAGCACCTTGAGTTGCTAAATCGATCTCTAAGTTGGAGCCCCTGTTCTTATCTGGCTCATAATAGTTAGAACCTGTGAACTGTGTAGAAAGTGGTGTAGAGCCATTTGGATTAGGGTTCGGGCCACCTTTTACATAAATGTATTCTAGATCGCCAGATAATCCATACCCATCAGCGGTGGAAGTCTGTGTTCCCCAGCCGTCTGCGGACATAATCGCATACCCGTTTGTTCTAGGGTATAGGTTGTCATAGATATGTAAATCAATGTAAGTGGACGCGTTTTGCCATTCAAGGCGCTCTCTTAATGAACCATCGTATGGATATTCATTATATATTCTTTTAATGGCTTGATCATAGTATTCAACAGCCGAACCATAACGAGCAAAGTTAGCAGGATCAGAAAAGTCTACCCTAGGGATATACCTTTCTTCCTCGATAATGTCTTGTACATGATATTCAGCCGACTCTACTTGAGAGCCGATTTCTTCTGCTGTTTTACCTGACAGAGACTTTATGTCTTCTGTTATCTCAAAATACTTTTTTAAGCTCATACTTTAACTATTCTTCAACTCTAAATTTGAACGTTTGAGGTTGCTCTTGCCAAGAATTAATGCTGTCATTATAATAAGATAATCTTATCTCATACATATAGTCTGCTTCCAAAAGAGACATATCTAAATCAAAGTAGTTGCCTTCTTTGTCGTAGGATAAGTAAGTGCTGTAATCCGAACCAGTTCCGTAAGGGACTGCTGACAGATTATCTGTTACGCGATATACACCGTATGAAGCACTCTCAATAATATCAGTTGGATTGTTTGCTGTCGCAACTGTATAGATCGTTGGAGACCAGTTCCTATCGCGAACAAAGAACCTAAATCTTGCTGTATCTTGTCTCGAATACTTCTTTTTAAGATTTCTACAAGATGTAATCCTATTGAATGTTGGGGCACTATCGTAAGTTGGCATCAACTCTGGATAGAATGAGCCAGTAAAGAACTCTACTCCCCCGGAGTGCCATACATCGTGTATCTCTTGAAGGGGTGTAGAAGCCGCCGTAAGAGCCACATCACAAGAATAGATGCCAGGACTCACATAACTTGCCGTAGCGTTTGTATCGCCGGCAGAGACCGTGCTTCCTCCTGCTGATAATGCGATTGCTGAGCCGGTTGGTGTTCCAAAAGAACTTGAGTAGAAAGATACTGATAAGTCTCCTGTGCCAACTGATGGGAGGTTTCTCAATCCGCCTCTTACATAGTTGTAGAAATACAGGCTATTTAAGTTAAATTCTGCCGGCGCCCGGGATGAAGAGAAGTAAAAGTTCTCTCTGTCGTCTTGGACACGCGAGTCCCAGCGCGCTTCCAAAACAGGACGCTTAAAAAAGAACTCACTCGATCGGGCAAAGAACTTCTTTGTGTAATATGATTGAGTTGCCCCGACAGTATTCTGGATTATAGAACCAGAGTTTGTTCCCAAAGAAGATGAAAAATAAGCTTCCTGTGATGCTGTTAGGCGAATACCGAATCCATAGTTGTTGTATTCACCGCCAGTGGCGCCAGTAATCCAGTTCTCTACAACAGTAGTAACATCTAACTCTAGATTCTCATACCCTTTCTCAAATCTAACATTATAGTTGTCTTGAGATAAGTAATCGCCACCAACACTAGTCCAAGATGTGCTGCTATTAGTTTTAATCCAGTTGGATGTTCCAAGATCTTGATACTCATCCATATCAAGACCGGTGCCTTCATTCCAAGACTGCGAGATTGGAGCAACAACTAAGTTAAAGTCTTGTGGTAAAGTAAAGGGATGTTCTGCGTTGAACATTTTTAAAAAGAATGAAACTGAACCAGATGCCGGTATTGTACCTGCCGTTCGATCGGCAGAAACCTTAGAAACCGGAAAGTCAATCAAGATTCTGGATAGTTCCTGTGATTGTCCGGCAGATCCTGACTCTTGTCCGTAAATAGAAAACACTTCTAAAGAATCGGCATAACCCATGTTCGAGCCAGAACCTCTAGTTACAAGATTGGCTTCATAAGCATTTGTAATCGTATTATCTGCGCTAGCAGTATATCTGAGAATCGCCATTATCTAATAGCTCCCTTAATATCAATGTTGGCAAACTTAAGTTCAAACACAGCATTGTTCTTGCCTTCTATTCTTCTGCCATCTGCTGATAGGTTATCTGTAAAGTTAAATGATGTGCTCGCATACGATGCGCCGGATTTCCCAACGATTTCCAAATCAACAACATCAATAATCCCATTCACCTTTTGAAGAACTTTATAGAAATCTGTTATTAGGATAGACTCGCCTATATCATACTGATTCTTTATTAGAAAATCTCTAATCGCGTTGTTTGCTCGGCTAATAACAGTATATCGGTTGGTGTTTAGATCTATCGCAACGGAATAGTTAATCCCAAAGTTTACTATCTCCGCATCCAATATATCAATAGTATCATTAACTACCTTATATTGTATAAGCCAGTTTTTTAAGTTGTTTTTAAGTGTTGTGTTGGCAGGTAGCAACTTTCCACTAGTGTTTTGTGATATAACATAGATGTTAAGATTTCTCTTAAACTCATCAAAGTCTCTAACTACGGCTGCTCTTTTAATAGAACCAAACTTGGCTGGCATTCCATAACAAATGGACTGGTAATCTTGGATTGTGACTGCTCTATTTTGAGTTGCGTAAAATCCAAATACTCTTTGTTTAACCTCTGATGTGGAAGGTAGCGAGACATCGCCAACAAAAGGCTCCTCGTTTAGCACTTCCAGGGATGATACAACACCATTTCTTAATGCCTGCGATAGTGACCCTTGCGAGGCAAACCTAAATATCGGGCGATCGACACCGACTATGGTGTTTTCAGCAGCATTAACATCATTTGTTAAGTTGACTCTATAACCTATTCTTAGGGATGTATCTGCTGGTGCGATTCCAAACTTATCGGTGCTTATAAGTTTTGTTGGATCAAAATCCAAGTCAGTTATATAAGTTCTGCCATTCAAATCCAAAACAAGATTGCTAGGATCCGCTACCGAGTTGGACAACAACTCTGAATCAGAACCATACCCAAACTGTAAGTATGTTTTATTTCCTTCTCTTTCGACTGTAAACCTTCTGGCAACCGGGACTGCTTTGAGAATGTTTCTAACAGTAGAGTTAGTTGATGTGTTCGTATTTCTTATTGCCTTGTATACAACGTTTTGAGATAGGTGATCTACTTCAACGTATTCGTGACCTTCTGTATCAGTAACAGAGAGTACTTCTGCTACTCTACTGTTTTCTAGATCTACACGTAAGAATCTCTGGAACTGTCCTACCGTGGTCTCTTTAAATAAGGTTCGTCCTGAAACTGCTCTACCTTGTGATCGAATCACATAGTTTGTTGGGTTTCCGGTTGTAGAATCAACAGTTCCAACGACAACTTGGTTTGTAGAGACAGCGAAGTCAACATCTTCTAGTAAAGTATACAGACCTCCACCAGTTGAAGAGAAAATGGATCCAGCCCGTAACACCGGAGCATAGTCTAGATTTGGACCAGCAGTGTTGTTATCAGACGGCACTTGGACATAAAAAGTAAGCAAGCCATAAGATGAGGGGCTAGTGTTTAGTTTGAACCCCATCTGGCGCGCAAGGCGCACTACATTGTTATATTCGATCGATGTTTCTAAGAAGGACTCGTTTGTTTGATAATCTAGATAAAAAGATAAGATGTCGCCAATATACGAAACCGTATCCAGCATCAATGAACCAAAAGATGCCTTGTTGAAATCTTTATAGTTATCGGGGTAATATCTTTTAGCGTAGTTCTCTAAATCCCTACGAATAGAATCAAAGTCGCGACTTGTGTAATCGATTGGTTGTAGTTTCTTAGGCATAGTTTACTTCTCTAAATAGGTTGGTCGACATCAATTTGCAGTGCTGTTGAACGTTGGAGTGGCAATATTGTAAATAATATTGAAACAGATAAGTTATGTGGAAATATATCTGGATTGTCTTCTGGTATCTGAAACTGTATATCGTCAATGCGAATGTATCTTAAGTATCTCTGCGTTTGCTCTCTTATTCTTGAAGATATATTAGAGTAGGTATTACTATCATTTAACTCAAATAAATACCTGCGCAAACCTACGCCAAAGTTTGGATCCATTATCCTTTCACCCGGGATGGTAAGAATAAGCATTTTTAGATTCTGCTTTGCTAAATCTTCAAAATTTGTATTTAAGTTATATGGGCCAAATACTTCACTTACAGTTAATGGAAGTTTTGGCGAAAGTCCGGACGGCATTTATCCTCTCCTAAGTTTGTTCCTCAGTATCCCCACATGGAGATTCTTCGGTAACTGGGTCTACTTGATCACTACACTCGTTTTCGTTAGCATTTTGGGCGCTAGCATCAACAACATTTTGCGTTTGGTTTGTAATATCATTTTTAAGTAGTTCCAATAGCAAATAAATCAATCCCAGAGGACTCGGCGGCATCATTAGCATTCCAGATACAGTGCCTGTAAAATCTACACCATCTATCGATATTCGCGGGAAGAAGTTCTCTGGTATCTCTGCCGTGGGGCGGTCGGTACCTTCGAGTCCAGCATTCATTCCATTCTCGACCAAGCAGAAAAGAATTGATAATAGATCTTCGCCTGTTAAGTTTGGCTCAATAGGTATAAGAAGTTCTTCTGTGGCTGCAGCTATTTGTTCATTGGCAGCTCTTACAGCAGGATCTATTGCGGCTGCTAGTTCATTGAAAGCAAATCCCGTTCCGGTCTTAATCACTTTGGATATCGCAACGTGTGGATCGATCAGTTCTGTGAGTCCCTTCAAGATGTCAATCGGTGTCTTAATAATCATCTTGAGAATAAAGTCTCTTGCTGCCGAGTTAAAGGCAGCATTCTGATCTTGCCCGGTTGAACTTGCTACTGCCGCATTGGAGGCAGGTCTAGATAAGTCTGGTGTTGAATCAAAGTTATTATCATTTGCGATCGTAGATAATAATATACTTAATACCCTATCTTTTGGCGCGACAAAGGCGTTGTTAATGCCTTGAAAATACTCTGATGTAAGATAAAAGTTATGTATTAAGGGTATTAAAGATATCGTATCTGAATCAAATGTAGTTGAGAAGAACCTGTCAAAGTTTTGATTATTAAGAATAAAACTTATATCATCATCTTTATAATCAATCCCAAGAGTCTTAATAAGATGTTCTTGTGTGGATACAGCAGTAGAAACAGCTTCTTGTCTTAAATCTAACTCTTGATTAAGAACAAACAACAGGTTCTCGACGCGAGTGGGTGTCCATCGTCCTAATCTGCCATTTAGTGAAGGTCCGCTGGGGGGACCCGGGGGCCTGGGGAAAACATCATAGGAAAAATCTCCAAGAAGAACCTGATATATTAAGATTAGGTTTCGAACTGTATAGGTACGAACGTCATCGGGGGGCTGGACTAACTGGCTCCAAAAGAATCTCTCGGCATCTGCGCGTGTGTATGAGAGGAAGTTTGTCAAGTCAGTTGTCTGAAAATTTAAGTCTGTATACCATTGATCTATATTAAACTCTGGGAATATTTGCTGCTTAAAGTCTAGCGGAGTATTGCTAAATAAGTCTGCTGCTCTCTGGATTGTCCGACTTGAATCTTCCAACAACTCCAACCATAACTCACGACGCGAAGAGTTGGCATCACCTAGGTTTCCTTTTGTAGGAGTAACAGGCTCAGGCTCATCAGGCTGAAAACTAAAACCGGGACCTCCATT